CCGCCTCTGGAACCTTATTCATTCCAGATGCTTGAATATCTTGACAGTGTAAGGGAGTCAAGGGCTGGTGTATCAAGAATGTCTCAAGGGTTAAATGAAAACGCTTTAACATCACACACCACAGCTACGGCTGTTAATGCTGTAATGGGCGCGGCTCAAAGTAGAGTTGAATTAGTCGCAAGAAACTTTGCTGAAACCGGGGTTAAAGATTTAATGATTCATATATATAAATTATTATATAAGAATCAAGATAAAGAAAGAGTTATTAAACTTAGAAATGAGTGGGTTCCTGTCAGGCCCGATGTTTGGAAAGATAATTATGACTGCACAGTTTCGGTTGGTTTGGGCAGTGGAAATAAAGATCAGCAGATGATGCACTTATCTCAAATGATTAATTTTGCCGCTCAATCTATGTCTGGCGGTTTGCGTATTGTTAATGAACAAAATATGTATAATCTTGGATCTGCTTTGGTTAAAGCAATGGGATTCCAGAATGTAAATGATTTCTTAACAGACCCATCGCAGATACCACCTCAACCTAAACAGCCTTCACCAGAAGAACAAACACAAATGATGGAAGCTCAAGTTAAGCAGGAAGAGCTTAAAATAAAAGCCGCAGAAATGCAATTAAAGGCACAGAAGATACAGCAGGAGTATGAGAAGATAGCTGTTGACGCAAACCTAAAGCAACAAGAACTTAATCTCGAAAGAGAACAAAACAGAGCCGTAGCAATAGGAGCGACATGAGCGATTTTCTAGATGATGAAAGAGCAAGACACGCAAACAATTTATTACAGAACGATTTATTTAAAGAAGCATTTGAAGTATTAAGAGAAGATTTGATGAGTCGCTGGGGACACAGCGGTTCTACAGAATCGGAAGCCAGAGAATCAATCTGGCTGGCGATGAGACTGCTTGATAGACTTGAAAGTCATTTCAAATCCATAGTTGAAACTGGAAAAATGGCTAAAGCTCTAGAAAAGCAACACCCATTCATCTAAAAATTTAAGGAGTAAATTATGGCGGATACGCAAGAGCAACCGCAGTTGTCCGGCGAGAATATGCCGGGAAGTATCAGAGAAGCACAAGAGGCATTACTTGGAATAATGGAACCTGAAGAGGTCAAACCAAAAGAAGAGGAAGCCGCCCCTACCGAAGAAGAGGAGTCCACAGAAGAAATTCAAGACGAATCATTAGAGGAGGAAGATCAGGAGCTAGAAGCATCAGAGTATGATGAAGAAGGTTCTGAAGATCAAACCGATGATGAAGAAATCGAAGAACCAGAAAGTGATGAGCCGGATCTATATTCTGTAACTGTAGATGGTGAAGAGCATGAGGTTACCTTTGATGAGCTTCTGAAAGGCTATTCACGCCAATCGGATTATACAAGAAAAACTCAGCAATTATCTAATTTAAGGAATGAGTATGAGGCCGCAAAACAACAGTATGAGCAGTCTATCCCTCAATTAGATGAACTGAAACAGCAATACTCCACAGCTTTAGGACAACTTATAAATCAATCCCATGCCGGATTAGAGAGATTTAATATTGATTGGGGAAGGCTAAAAGAAGAAGATAGTGAGCGATACCTTATGATGAGGGATGAGTTTAGGCAAGCTCAAGATAATATTCAAAAACTCCAGTCTAAAAAGAAATATGAAGACTCTCAAATAGCTGAACAGCAGAGGCAGAGACTACAACAAGTAGTTGAGCAAGAGCATCAGTCTATGACCCAATTAATCCCAGAGTGGGGAGATCCTAAAACTAGAAGCGAAATTTCTCAGTCTATAAAGGAGTACGGTTTATCTGTTGGTTTTACAGAACAGGAGTTGTCTACTATTGTAGATCATAGGCAATTAATTTCTTTATTGAAAGCAATGAGCTTTGACTCTATAAATGAGCCAGAGCTAAAGGCTAAAAAAATAAAAAATAAACCTAAAGTTGTAAAGCCCGGAAAAGGTAAATCTAAAGACAGGGAAGCTAAGCGGAGTAAAGCTAACCAAATGAAGCGCCTTCAACAATCAGGTCATGTCAGGGATGCGACCTCATTGTTTGAGGATTTCGTTGATCTTTAATTAGGAGAAAATGTTATGGCAGTTCCTTCAAATACGAGAGTCACCTATGGTGCTATAGGCATCAGGGAAGACTTGAGTAATATCATATATAACATTTCGCCTACTGAAACTCCATTTCTAAGTGGTTGCGGTCGTGAGACTGCGGATAATACTTACTTCGAGTGGCAGACCGATGCACTTGCGGCGGCGGCGGCTAACCGCGCTACTGAAGGTGACGATCCGGCCTCCACAGCAGTAAGTGAACCCACTAGAGTAGGGAATTACACCCAGATTTCCGTGAAAGCGGTGCAGACCTCTGGAACAGCAGAGGCGGTCGATTTTGCTGGGCGTAAATCTTCTCAAGCGTATCAGTTGGCGAAACGTGCTAAAGAAATGAAGCGCGATATGGAAAAGATGTTGATGGATAATGTGGCACAATCGGCTGGTGCTGGCCCTTCACCCGGCCCTGCAACCGCGAGAGCGACAGCAGGTCTAGGAGCATGGGTAGCTACCAATTACCACACTTTAGGAGGCGCACCTTCACCACCCGGTTTAGGCTCCGCATCCAATGGTAATGGTACTAACACCGCTAGTGATGCTACATCAACAGGTACACTAACCGAAGCTGGAATGAAGACCGTAATCAAAGAATGTTTTGATAGCGGTGGAACTCCAGACACCATTCTTGTTGGCTCTGCTAATAAGCAGGTGATTTCGGCTTTAACACAAACGGTATCAAGTCTGCGTACAGATGCTAACAAACAGGCTCCAGCCCATGTGGTTGCTTCTGTTGACGTATATGTTTCCGACTTTGGGTCGTTTAAAATTATCGCCGATAGGTTCCAGAGAGCTAGAGACTGCTGGTTTATAGACTTTGATTTTTGGGCTGTGGCGTATCTGCGTCCTTTCCAAACTGAAAGTCTAGCAAAGACTGGGGACAGTATTAAGCAAATGATTATTGCTGAGTACGGTCTCATGTCTAAGAACCAAGCGGCTAATGGTTTCTTAGCAGACGTATAGGTGTGATAGTAGTGGGGGCTTAACAGCCCCCTTCTACTTATGAAAGAAAATATAAAAGATTATCTGTTTCACAAGAAGCGTTTTTTAAGTATAGATTTTTGTGAATACGCTTTAGAGACATTGAAGAAAAGTCAGTGGGAAAATCACGACTTTACTGGTTATGAAACAAATGATCCTGAACACGGATTAGGATGGGAAAGAGAGGTTAAGTCTAAACCTTCTGGAAATGCAGAACCAGAATTTGTAGGATTTAAAAGCCCTGACTGGAGTGAGGATCATGCACACATAAACAATGTTATTATAAATGGTCTATCTAAAGCATTAACAGAATATGTAAGAAGTTTTGGTTATAAGTGGTTTGATGGTTGGAATGGTTATTCAGTGATTAAATTTTTAAAGTACGCTGAATCACATCAAATGGCAGAACACTGTGACCATATTAATTCATTGTTTGATGGAAATGTAAAGGGTATCCCGATGTTGTCTATCGTAGGACAATTAAATGAAGACTTTGAAGGTGGTGAGTTTGTAATGTGGGGAGATCAAGTTATTCCTTTTGAAGCCGGAGATGTTATTATATTTCCATCTAACTTCATGTATCCGCATAGAGTAGAGCCTGTAACTAAAGGAGCAAGATATTCATATGTCTCTTGGGCATACTAAATTCAAAATAATAAGGGGATTATTAACTGGTGAACTGCTGGATTTTCTTGGCGTATATTCCTATAACAAAGCAACACTTCCTGATGCCATACCAACAAAAGAGACTCACGGATTTGTAGACGACCAGATACCTAACACCCCTGCTTGGCATGATGACTTAGCAATGAAGAACTTACTATGTTATTTATTGCCTGACATGGAAAAGCATACTGGAGTGGAGTTAATCCCAACATACTCTTATCTTAGAGTCTATAAAAAAGGTGATGAGTTAAAGAAGCATACGGATAGACATAGTTGTGAGTTTAGTGTTACCTTAACTTTAAGAAGAGAATTAAATGAGGATATATGGCCTATCTATTTAGATCCCTTCAATGAGGGTAGAGACTTAACTTACGGAAGTAGGAAGGTAGACTTAGATGTAGGAGATGGCCTTATTTACAAAGGAATTAAAACCCCTCACTGGAGGGATAAATTTGAGGGCAGTAAACTAGCCCAAGTATTTTTACATTATGTGAGGAGGTAGTTATGAAAAAAGGCGTTGAGCATTGGTCAGACAGCAAGGCAGGAGTTAAAGCTGACAAATCTTTCAAGAGTTCTGGGGATGCTTATGGCGGCATTACAGGTATCATTGCTAAATTGGGTACTGGCGGAAACGTCAAAGGCCAAGCAAATCAAAAAGAGAAAGGATAATGAGCAAGAAAAGAGTAGAGGGGCCAATTAATTTAGTTGACCCAATTAAAACTGGGACTAAGAATAGCGGATCTTCCGATATAGAAAAAGCTATAAAATCTTTAAATTCAGGAAAAAGCGGTTATAAATCGCCGGGTAATAGTATAAAATATGAGGTCAAAGATCCTCTAAAATAAGGAGTTAAAATGTTTGTTTATGCTAAAACCCCCACTATTTGTGTAGTTGATAGTGTTGTAAGTCCTGAAGAGTGTAATTCTGTTATTTCTCACGCTGAAGGAAAACTGGAAAGAAGTACGGTAGCAACTGATGAAGGATTGGTTCCTGACAAAGCTAGAACCTCTCATGGAGCTTGGATCGATCATAAAGATTTTTCTGAGATAACCCAAAGGATTTCCGACATTGTAGCTATACCTTTAGAAAGAGCAGAGCCGATTAATGTTCTTAGATATAATCCAGATCAGGAATATAAACCACATTATGATGGCTTGAGTGGTCAACATTTAGAAAACGGTGGTCAACGGTTATTAACTGCTATGGTGTACTTAAACAATGCAGTTGGTGGTGGAACAGCCTTTCCTAAATTAAACATTGTAGTAGGTTCTATAGGTGGAAGATTGTTATTATTTGGAAATGTAGATGAGAATAATCAACCACATGAACTTTCACTTCATCAAGGACTTCCGCCCCATGAAGGTGAGAAGTGGGTAATGACATTATGGTTCAGAGAAACAAAGATCAATTAGAAAGCTTTATTATAAAGCAAATGAAAGCGCAAAAGATCGCGCCTAAACCGCAGTCTAAACCAAAGACCACTATGGAGCATTTAGAGGCTTGGAATGGAAAAAGTGGAGGCAAGGTCGGCGGAAAGGGGTTTTTAGGTGGCTAGAAAAAAAGGAACTTTATTAGACGTTCAGCCGGGTTCTTATGATGTTTTCCATGAGGAGCCAGAAGGTAATGATACATATACTTATACAGTAGAAACCAGACCTGATCCATTAGTTAGACAGGAAATACTTGATGCTAACAAGCGTCAGTACAATGACTATGGTGACAAATTATCTCTTGGTAAAAGGGGTGACTGGCATCATGCCGCAAGAATACCCAAAGATATATGGGACGCATGGTTGAGGGAAACCAATGGTGAGGTTGCAAAAGATCCAAAGATATTAGCCGCCAAACTAAATGATCCTGATAACAAATTTCTAAAAACCGCACCAACAAATCTATAGAGGAAAATAAGATGGCAGATTTATACAGATTAAATAACTTTAACTACACGTTTACTGCTACTGATAGTTCGGTGCTATTGAGCGATGCTATATCTGCACAATGTAATGCAATTATAATCAATGCAAGTGAGCCTGTATTTATTAAAATAACAAAGCATGGCGATGCGGCAACTGCTGGATCTTGTGGCTATTTTATAAAAGACTGGCCTCATTATGTGCGTGTCAGTGGCGGAGATCGTATTGCAGGGCTAAGAGCAGGATCAAGCAACTCTGTAGTATACATTACTGAATTGACTGAATGACAACAGGTGTTTCAACAAGATTAGCTTTTGATGTACCTTATAGATTAGCTAATAAACTCCACTCTATTACCACCTCTACTACATCGGCTGAGATGGCAGAGGCCGTAGGTTCTGGTATAAGTGCTGTAATGATAACAGCTACAGAAGATGCTTACCTTGCGTTTGGTGGAGAAGTATCTAATGTTGAATGGAGTGAAGCGTCTGGCGCATGGTCAGCACAAACAAACACATGGAAAGAATATGAGCCAACAGGGGAAGGTTACCAAGAGAAAGACTGGCCTACCTATTGGCGTATTAGCGCAGGACAAAAGGTAGCGGCATTGCAGGTTAACACAGCCGGGACAGTATACATTGCGGAGATGACAAGATAATGGCGATAGGAACTTATGCGGAACTCCAGACTGCTGTGGCTAACTGGCTAGACAGGGGTGACCTAACAGACAGAATAGTGGAGTTTATAGATTTAGCTGAAGCAAGAATGAATCGTAATCTAAGATTGCGACTTATGGAAACTACAGCTACAGGAACCTTAACAGCAGGAACTAGAGAATATAACTTGCCAACCGACTATATACAGGCAAGGGAATTTCATTTAACTACTGACCCTCTTGTTCCTTTGTCATATGTTACGCCAGAATTAATGACTAGAACTTGGGGTGGATCAACAAGTGGTACTCCGCAAATGTTTACAATTATAGGGGACAAGTTTAGGCTTGGCCCTGCACCATCTAGTGCCGATGGCTATTCAATGCTTTACTATAAAAAAATTCCTGCATTGACTCCAGCGGCAACCACCAATGATATGCTTACAAATAATCCCGATGTTTATTTATACGGATGTTTACTAGAAGCAGAACCATTTTTACAGAATGATGAAAGGGTACAGTTATGGGCTACCGCTTATCAGCAAGCAGTTGCAGATTTACAAGTTCAGGATAATAAAGACCGCCACTCTGGTTCTGAGCTAAGAGTAATGAATACTGGCGGATATTATTGAGGAATAAAAAATGGCACTTGAAACAGCAACATATATCAGTCAATTAGTAGACACTAATCCTACTGCAAGCGACCCTGTATCACAAGGTGACGATCATCTTAGATTAATTAAGTCAGTGCTACAATCACAGTTCACTACATTAGGTGCGGCGGCAGTAACCACTACGGCGGCAGAACTAAACCTATTAGATGGTAAAACAGCAGTAGGTGATGTTACTGGGCCGGGATCTTCAACTGATAATGCAATTGTCAGGTTTGACGGTACGGGTGGAAAGACCCTACAGAATACATCTACAACCACCATTAATGATAATGGAGATATTGTAGTTGGAGGTACAACTCCACTAGTTACAATAGGCGATGGTGGAGCAGAAGATACCATGCTCGTCTACGATGGAAATGCACAGGACTACAGAATTGGTTTAGATGATGGTACAGACAAGCTAGAAGTAGGAGTTGGATCAACTCATGGAACCACAATATCTTTTACCGTAGATTCATCCGCTGATGTAGACTTTAATGATAATGTTGTAAGCAAGCCAGAAATAAAAGATTACGCAGAAAGTTATACCGCGTCATCAGGCAATGGTACTGTGACGTTGGATATTGAAAATGGCAATGTTTTTCAACACACAGCATCTGGAGGTAATGTCACATTTGCTTTTTCCAATCCATCCGCATCAGGAAAATCCTGTGCCATTACTTTAAAGTGGATACAAGACTCTTCTGACAGAACGATTACTTGGCCGGGATCAGTAGATTGGGCAGGTGGTTCTGCTCCAGATGTCACAAGCGGAAGTGGAAAGGTAGATGTATACACTTTCTTTACGGTTGACGCAGGAACGACTTGGTATGGTTTTCAGGCAGGCGCGGACTTATCGTAATGTCGGCCTTCACCGAAAAAAATACATTAATGGGCGCGGCTGGAGTTGAAACATCTGGAGATCGCGGTGTTGCGATGGCGGCAGAAACAGACAGCGGTCACACAAATGTTATTCAATACGTTGAAATATCGACAACTGGAAATGCCACAGATTTTGGTGATTTAACTGGCACTTACACTTATGGCGGTGCTTGCTCCAATGGAGGCTCTGACAGGGGCATACATGGTGGTGGTCAAGGATACACGGATGTCATTGATTACATCACGATTTCAAGCCCCGGCAACGCGACTGACTTTGGCGACCTCACAGTTGCCCGTTCAAACACTTGCGGTCTTTCAAACTTAAAAGATGATCGCGGTGTTTTTGCAGGTGGTAGTGTCTCTGGAGGTCAATCTGATGTAATGGATTATGTCACTATCAGTTCTACAGGCGATGCTACAGATTTTGGTGATCTTCCATCAACCCATAAATCAAGTAATGGTGCTTTCTCAAACGGAACAGATGATCGCGGTGTTATAGGTGGTGGGTGGACACCTTCAACTTATTCCGATGTTATTTCCTATATCACCATTACCAGCACTGGCAATGCTTCTGATTTTGGTGATTTAACAGTAACAAGAAGAGCAGTTCAAGGGGTGAGTAATGCAACGGGAGGTCGCGGTGTTTTTGCTGGCGGCGTTAATAGCAGTGGAACCCGTGTTAATACAATGGACTATGTGACGATTGGATCGACAGGCAATGCCACAGACTTTGGCGATCTTTCTGTTGCCAGAAGTTTAGGAGGCAATAGTGGGGCTTCAAACGGAACCAATCAACGCGGACTGTTTTTTGGCGGAGACACTCCATCATACAGCGATGTCATTGATTACATCACAATCGACAGCACTGGCAACGCCACAGATTTTGGTAACTTAATCGCCGCTGGAAACGGAGTGGCTGGATGTAGCAACGCATGAGCAAAGAAATATCCATAATATCTGACATCAACTCAGAGCTTGCTGTAATTGATAACAAAAAAATGGCAAAGATCAATGAAAGAATGAAGGAAATTGATCGCGCTAATCTCACGGCATCCAAAAAGAATACGCAATCCACAAGTCAGTTGATGACTTTGACAATGCTGTGTGATGCGCCGTACAGAAGGTTGAGGCAAGTATTGTCGCAGATCGAAAGAAAAAGAGAAGCACTAGAAGATGCTTCATTCCGTTTTAGAAAACAAAAAATACAAATAGATCGGTATCGTAAAAGTGGCGATGAGTTATTAATTCTTAAAGCTGATGAATTAGAAAATCAAATTTTAAGATCTAAGAACTACATTGAAGCCGCACTAAAAGAGTTGGCGACTTATCAAGATGTCTATGAGGAGATAAAAACTTCTCATAATATTCCTGATAATTGGGATGAGATGGACATGGAGAAAGAAGAAATATCTAACCACATCAGAATGGCGTTCAGAAATGGCGTGAGAAATATGGTGACCAACGGCACTTTAGGTAATGGGACTTTGGAATATTTGGAGCAGTTTGGCATTCACCCTATAACTGCTAAGCAAGTCATAACAGACTATCTTTCTGACGTTGAAAAAATGATTAATGAAAAAAAGATGCCATCTATAAATCATTTGTACGACTTTTTGGATCAATGTTCTGACATTTTTCAAGACGCTCATAAAGCCGTTATGAAGAGAATTGGAATTCACGAACTGATTAAGGATGAATATTTATTTCAAGAAATGAGGGACACAGCATGAACTACGCTAAAATTGATAACGATCAAATTGTCAAATATCCGTATACGATTATTGATCTTAAAACAGATAACCCTAACGTCAGTTTTCCAAAAAACGCTTTAAGCATATCAGATATTAGAGAAGATTATAGTATCGTTGAAGTTGCGCCTGTGTCTGCGCCTGAATCTGAAACTCATAATGTAGCAGAAGTGTCTCCAGTTAAAGTGTCTGGCGTATGGACACAAACATGGTCTGAGTCAGAAAAGACTGATGAAGAAAAAAATTCAGTAGCAGTAAGTAACAGAGTAGCTGAGTATGGAACAGTTGAATCTCAATTGGAATTTATAACGGAGAATGGTTTGGCCGCATGGCAAACCAAAGTATCTGAAATTAAGGCAAAGTATCCCAAAGTATGAGCTTAGTTCCCGTAGAAAATGTAGGTGAGAAAGGAATTGTCAAGGATATCAATGCTTGGCAACTACCGCCTAATGTCTGGACAGATGGAAATAATGTAAGGGCCGAACATGGAGCTATTCAGAAATCTCCGGGATTCCTTGAGGTTATGGCTTCTTGCCCGATTGTCCCATACTACATAACTAACTTAGAAACAGGCGGCTCTAACTACTGGATTGTAGGTGGTACTGCAAAGATATATGTACACGATGGTAGCTCATGGACTGATATAACCAGAGCTTCTGGTGGAGACTATTCTGCTACTGCTAAAGAGAATTGGACTTCTACCGTATTAGGTGGAATCCTTATCATGGCTAACGGTTATGATGATCCTCAATTCTGGGCATTATCTTCAGGCGTTCCATCAACCTCTACAAAGATGGCAGACCTAACTAACTGGCCTGCAAGTACAGAATGTTTTTCATTAAGAGCTTTCCGATCTTTCCTGATTGCTCTCAATGTAAAGAAATCATCAGTACCATACACAAGACTTGTTAAGTGGTCTACTGAAGCCGCTACGCAAACTGTCCCATCCTCATGGGATGAAACGTCAGCAACCGTAGATGCTGGAGAATATGAATTAGCTGATACAAGAGGAAAGATACTTGATGGGCTTCCACTAAGAGACTCCTTTATGATTTATAAGGAAGACTCAACCTATCAGATGACGTATGTCGGAACTCCATTTATATTTGCATTTAGACAAATATCCCCATCAGTCGGAGCATTATCTAAGAACTGTGTCAAGGAATATGATGGTGGTCATTTCATCTTTGGAAACGGTGATATGTATATTAATGATGGTCAAAGATTAATATCCATTTTACCTCACACCATGAGAGACTATGTATACAACAATATAAACGGAGATGAATATGAGAAGAGCTTTGTGGTTGCAGACTACGGCAACACAGAGATGTGGGCGTGTTATGTATCGGCGACAAACGCTACCAACGCTCAGTGCGACAAGGCTCTTGTTTGGAATTGGTCTAATAATACTTTTACTGAGCGCGATATTCCCAATCTTGGTTATATTGGTTATGGTACGGAAGGTGATCCGTTGGCTCCGGGATCTTGGTCGGTAGCTACTACTACATGGGCAAGTGATACACTTAATTGGAATCAGTCAGCAACTACTTCATTCTTCAATCAGGCAGGTAAAACGCTTGTATTTGCCTCACCAACAGATCAAAAGATTTATAGGCATAATTCTGGCAACAAGTCAGACACCGCTAACATGACTGCATATATAGAAAGAACAGGACTAACTATAGATGCTCAAGGTGCAAACAATCAGTCAATGGTGAAACGTGTGACCGCCGTTTACCCTAAAATGTCTGTATCTTCAGACAGCACAGTGAATGTCTATGTGGGTCATCAGATGTCTACAGAAGAAGCAATCACATGGGAAGGCCCAACTACATTCAATCCTAATACGCAAAGTAAAGTTCCATGTAATGTTACAGGAAAGTATATAGGAGTTAAGTTTGAGTCTACAGGTGATGAGACATGGAGGTTAGATGGTTATGCGTTAGATATAAAGAACGCAGGAACCAGAGGAAGTAAGAGCTACTAATGGCTACATA